ATCTGACTGACTATGACATACGCAAAGGGCTTGATGGCCTTCGATTCATAGCCATGAACAGTGTCAATCAAAACCTTCTCATAAGGAAAATCATCAAAGCTATCGAACTTGAGATTGCGGCTCTTCACCTCTAAGACAAGATCACCCACAATCACATCTTTTTCATTTATTGTTTTATCTCTTGTCTCTGCCGGATTGGTTGCATCTGTCATCTCCGGCACCTCTACATCAGGCACACCAAAGTATGTCAGGATGTCAGCTACAAAAACATTGAAGGCATAACCCTTGGCGAATGAGGAAGCATAATCAAAAGTCATTGCCGGCACCCACACATAAAACAAACCTTGAAGGTGCCTTCACGCAAAAGCCTGGCATCATTACATGCAACGCAACGCTCACCTTTAGGCACCTCATCAAGAAAGACACCTTGATCAGTAAAGGTTGCCTTAACCCCAAACTGATCAATCATCTCCATATCACCCATTGATTGTTTCCTTAAAGACAAAGGTGCCATCAGCTCTTGGACTGCCCCACACTGGGTCACACTTTTGACCGCAAACACAAACATATCCGGCAAAAGGTTTGCCTGTAGTTTTGGAGATGCCGGCTTTGTACAACATTCTTTGCCCACCATCACAATGAATCTCAGTCAGGTTTTCAACCTCTCTTGTCAAACTATGGGTTGGTTTAGGTTGTAGTAACTCTTGATCAAGCTCTGCCTTTGGCTCAACTGCCCAAGTAGTTGCCGCGATCATTGACTCTTTAGGTGCAGTCTTACTTGATCCCTTGACAAGTATCAAACACCTAGCAATACAACTTGTTGCAGTATCTTCCAGGTACCACTTACGCATGTGTGTTGGATATTCATCACGCTCACCCTTGGCATAGTTTGTTACTGCCGGGTACGCATCATTGAGATCACGCCACACACTGCCTTTAATTACAACAATACCTTTCTCAAGGTTCAATTCCTGGATGGATAAATCTATCCTGCCTTGGGGGAAGTTATTGATAAACCACTTGTTGAGGGTGGCGGCATCTTCATACTGTGTCAGATCCGGTCTCATTGATTTTCTTTCTCCCATAATGTAGTAACGCGATCCATTAAGTAATCATTGTCTTGAACTAATTGTCTCTCACGCAATGATGGGTGTCTGCTAAATGTAAATTTATTAACCTTTACAGTTGATTGTGTTGCATCTTTTAAGCCGCGTTCATAACCCTTTTTAAAACCCAAATCGTAGCCATTCTCTCTAGCTACAAACCAAGTAAAACCAAGAGCCAAACCGACTACTGCAAAGATTGTGATTGTGACCAACCAACCCCATACTTCATAGTTCATATTTCACCGCTTCCTTGAACTTGTCTAACCAATAACCCTCAACCATTTTGGCTGAGAGCCTACCTCTGATCTGTGTTGCACCCATGGCTTTATGTGCATACTCCCGGATCAGAGAAGCCTTAACAAAGTGTTTGCGTTTGTCATCAACATACGCACCACTCATCTTGTCCCATTTCACAATTACCAAGTGATTGCCTTCATCAAACCATCCGGTAAATCAATTGGATCTACATCATTGATCACTGTGTATTGAGTTCCGTTTGGATGTATTGATGGTGGTAGTACAACATAACCTTTATGTTTGATGTCTATACCTGGAATCAACTTACCTTTAAATGACAAGGTTGGATCAGCTTTAAAATAAAAGTGATAACCATCATCTGTTTTAACTGTATGTGTGTTTAACTTGTTGCACCACTCAAAATAGTTTTGCCATTTTTCTTTGCTCATTGCATTGCGTTTGTCAAAGTCCAGTACAACTAAGTTGGATTGCACAATTGCCAAACCAATATTTAACTCAGGATCTTGAAACCATCTTTTAATTGTTGCAAGATCATCACTTGCATCTAAGTAACCATGTCTTAAAAACTTGCATGGCTCTTTTGATTGTGGTCTTAGTGGTAATACAGACCAACCTTTTTCAACATAAGCTACAGCGTTCATATTCCCATCCCTTCAAATGGATTTACAAAAGCAATTGAACCATACCCAACCGACAATTGCAACTACCCAAAGGCTTTGCCTAGGGCTACAAAACTCCCATCACTGTTGAACCGGATAAACTCTAAACTCACATTACCCCTCTTGACTGTCATTATGACCGCCCCTGCTTGCCAATTGGCGTAGCCTTTGATGTAGGACATGGATTCCATTCTACAGGTGTGCCCCACCTCTACCGCCTCTAAAACCCTCTCTAATCGGCCATTAAAGGCCTCTGAGTGGCATTGGTAGCCCATCCTGTGAGAGTGACCGGCGATAACACTCTTGCCCCACCTTTTTGCTATTGACATTGCAGTAGAGCCGCCAACCCGATTCATAGTCCCCTCATCTCCATGACATAGGACAAAGTTACTGCCGGGTATTTCAAAAGGCTTTTTGGCGTAATAGATACCAAGATCCTTGAAGTCCATAAACTTCTCATACTGCAACTCAGGCAACTCCATAAGTCCAGGGATCCGGGTTACAGCTTTGTACAATCGGTCTGAATGGTTAGATCTTGATACTACATCTGTCTTGAGATCGTAGAGAATATCTTTACAAAGATCTCTATCTGCATTCAGAGTTTGTTCAAAAGATTCTGCCTTGCCTTCACTCCACCTAGAGATGGTATTGAAATCTAGTTCATCTCCTACAGACATGACTAAATCAAATTTAAAAGTATTGACCAACTTTTTTAGATTGACAATGGCCGCATCAAATTGAAATGGCACTTGCATATCACTACAAATTAAGTAGCGTGCGTTAAAACTCTTATCGCGCTTAATCATCATCCTCATCATCAAAAGGATTCTTAATAGGATCTTTAGGATCAACAATCCAATCCGGATAGCAAGACCGATCCATTGCAAACGCCAGGGCGTTACCTTCTTCCATACCAGCTTTGCGACAAGCTAAATAAACTTCTTGAGCCGCAATAGCCCAAAAATCTAATTTTGTTAAGACAGGTTCTTTTGTAGTGCGCCGCTTTGCGGCAATCTTTTTGCGTTTGCGTTTAGTGGCCATGGGGAACATTTTAAATCATAGGGTGCCAATTACTGCCCTATGCACGCCTTCCTCAAGAGATATTTTTGGTGTGTAATAATCACTCATCATGGTGGGGTTACCAACCCGGTAGGCAACTCCAGCCGGTTTGTCAGAGAGTATGTTGAACTTTGGGTACTTATCAATGCCCAAGGTATCCAGGGCAATCTTGGCCAACTCCACAAAGGTGGTAGGCCGGCCTGTACATAGATTGATTGTTTGATTGCAATCATTCTTGACCATAGTACAAACAGCATCTACGACATCATCAATGTGTATAAAGTCCCTAGTTGTATTGGCTCTACCCCATATATCAAATGGATTTGAGTTCATTATGGCTCTTTGAATTATTGAGGGGAATGGATAGGTTAGATCTTGGTCAGTGCCATAACCGCTAAATGGTCTGAGAGTCAATACCTTTGCACCGGTCTCTCTGAGGTAATCCATCAATATCTCACCGGTTAGTTTTGCCCATCCATAACTCATGTCCGGCCTTCCAAAGTTTTTAAGATTTATGTCATTCTCTTTTAGCTTATGTTTTTTTGCAGTAGTTTGTAGCTCTATTGGGTAGGCGGCAGATGAACTAAAATACACAATGTAAGGTTGCCTGGAAATCATGCACCAATTAGCAAACTCAGCATCAATGTCAAGATCTACAGCTAGTGATAAAGGTGCCTGTTCAATCTGCACTCTCCCGCCAACAATGGCGGCAAGGTGTATGACAAGATCAAATTGCTTTGTCTCAAGTTTGAAAAAATTTCTACAATCGGTACCATTTTTAAGATCTACTAAAGTAAATTTTGCATAAGGTAAGGCACGCCTGAATGCCCGGCCAACAAAACCATGTGAGCCGGTAAGTAAGATATTCATCTGTACTTGCTAACTAAGGCAGAATACTCCGGACTAATTAAATATTTTTGTAAGGTCAGTAGATCTGCCTCATACCACTTGGGTTGATTGACCCTCTCATAACCTGCATCGATCTCAGCTTTACCGGCCACTGGATGCATGTGTTCAATGATTACATCCGGTAGATACCGCAAACAATTCAGATCTAGACCCAATTGTTTGACAAAGTTATCAAAAAAAAGGTGAATACATCCTGGGAATGTCATGCCCCTGATCTCCGATACTAGATCCCGGCTCATTGCGTAAGCTGTAGGCAAGTTGGCACCTTGCAATAGATCATTCCCATAGGCAAAGCCTGAGTCAAGACCTATCGCTTGAACAAGGGCTTTATCCCAGCCTTGGGTTCTAGGTAGGTGATCATCACCCATGAAAATAAAATAATCATATAAAGGGAACTTAAGAATATCCAAAAGCAAAACCGCGCCATCATTAAGAGATTTAGCACAGCCCCCTGTTTTATTATCCGCAGGAAGGCACCGATAGTTTTTATCATCCTCATGCCTAACATACTCACCCCATTTTGTATCATCATTGTCAATTACAAAATAAAGATCTGCCTCTGCACCTGTGTCAATAAAAGCTTGAGCCAAGCGGTAAGCATTCTCAGGTCTGCCCCTGGAAGGTACAACTACGCAACTTCTCATAGCAGTAGGGTAGATGCGTTATTGCTTACTTATTAGGATCTCTGTAAGCGTGTCTAATTTAAACTCTATTTTTGCAATACGACCCTCTAAATTATGTTGCCCATTATTATCAGGTTTTAGCTCTGACAAATAATGTTTGACTAACCACCGGACTGAGGCGACCAAAGAGCCTAGAATTGTTACTGTAGATACTGCTAAGGCCGCCCAATCATTAGGTGTCATTAGCTGTTAATTCCAAAAGATTTATCGGCAGGATCAAAATAGCGTGCTAAAGGTGCGACCAAGGCGCCGGCTAATATTGATAACTCAGGTCGCACATCTGCAACCAAGGCCAAGATTGTGGTAATTGTTGCGGCGGCAACACTGCGTAAATATGACTTAACAATTGCTTTTTGTTTTACAGTAAGTTTCATTGCAATCCTAACTCTCTGATTTTCTCTTTTACTTCATCTTGATCTAGGGCAATCTCAAAGTGCATTTCATCCTTGCGCCTTTTGTAATTACCACCCCAGCCCAAACCATACTTGGTTATGAGTAGGTTGATTGTATTACATTGATGCTTATCAAAAGTATTTGACTTGCCCAAAGGATGTTTAATTGCATTTAGATCTATAGCAGTACCGGATGAATGATTACTCAAGACTTTATCTGATCCCCTAGTCATGCGGAATGCATAACCCCAATCATCTAATTGACCTTCATCTATTGGCTCAACTAATTCATGAAAATCTTTAGCAAAGGCAACAAGTATTGGTGCAACCGCTTTGGCACATGCAAACTTTATCTTTGTGCCTGGTACTGTGAAAGATTGTATGCCTATAGTTTTGCGATCTTCACTAGCCGGCCAACCATTAGGGCTAGTCAATTCACGCAATATTGCCACATGCCTAAAGGTTTGTTATAGACCCAGAGCGCGTAGGTCATCTGTAGTCAAACCAAGTGCGGCTAACTTACCTTCGGCTTTTGCTTTGGCTTGCGCCTTTGCCTCAACTTCGGCTTGGCGTGCTAATTCGGCTTCTTGGTTTGCTTCATAAATCTTAAACTCAGTAGCAGTCATTTCACGATCAATTACTTCATTTGTTTCTGAATTGTGAATTCTTATCATTGGTCTGCTCATTTTAATTTACTCCGTAAAGTTTGACTGTTCCTGCGCTAAATGTGCCTGATGCAATGTTTATATCAATTGATGTAATAGCAGTATTTGATCTATATGCTCCGCCTGAATGAAAACACGCTTCAATAAACGGGCTGTGATATTCATAATACCCATAAAAATTAAAAGGTTTGAAACATGTTGTACTTGCATAATTATCAAATATCAAAGTAAAGGCATTATCAGGTTTGTTTGCACCTAAATTACCTGGTAATTGCAATTTACTGTCGTTATGTGTTATCGCGTAAGTGCTGCCATTTTCGCCATAATTTGTTATTTGACTAACTAAAATTGTGTTTGCATTTGGATTTACAAAAAATGAACCGCCTGAACCTGCATTGACACGCTCAAAATATAATACAATTGATTTGTAAGTTTGATTTATTGATGAAATTGTTGTTGTTGCACCTGATAATGTAGTTGTAGATAATAAAGTCATTCCACCGCCAGCAGGAGCCGCCCCAGCCGCCTTAAAAAAAGTAGATGCTCCGGCGGATGTAAAGTATAAAGTGCCGCCCTCATGTTGAGCTAAAGCTAAAGAGGCTGAGGTATCTACAGTTGCAGTACCGGCTGTAATTGTGCAAACACCTGTATTTAGATTTTGAATAAATAATGTATCACCTGCCGCAAACAAACCTGTATTGACTGTAATTGTTGTAGCACTGGTACTACTCATTGTAATGCGTGTGCCTTTGTCTGCCGCAACAAGAGTATAACTAGCAGTCTTGTTACTTACAGTTTGATTAAAATCATTGGTCTGTAGATCATTGACTTGTTGAGCGGTAAGGACTTGTCCCGTAACGAAAGATTGCTTTGCCATGTATCTCCTAGTAGCTCAAACTGTCTTCATCAAGTACACCATCAACGGCTGAGTCTAGCAAAAAACCCACCGCAAAAGGTTGAGCGCATGAGAATGTCACCAAAAAAGAATTAGGTGTGATTGCATATTGCACACCGGCTATAACGCTGTCACTGACTACATTGCCGGCAGGTAAGGTCTGTGTTACTTGGATTGGATTGAATATGTCTAACTCCAAAGCGGCTGTAACTCTTGCCGGATCATCCTCACCAAAGGCATCTACAGTTAAAGAGTTAAGCTGTATGTTTACACCCTGCTCTTTGCGTGAGGCGATAATCATTTGAGCTTGAGATAGGGCATCTGCCTCTGTCTGCATAATGCCGGATCTGACCCTGGAATGCTGGAAATAATCATCAATACTGGCAGAATCGGAAGCGGTCTGACCACTCAACCCAGTTGGCGTAACAGTAACCTTGTTGATCATTTGAAAATCTGATATGTCAAACTCAACTGCCTGGTATGTAATATCTCCTGATCCATCTACATCTGAGAAGTCTGTCAATGTGCCACCGGATGCGGTGATAATGTCACTCCTAGACATAAACTTAACAAAGCCCCTTTGATCTACATACAAAGCCCCGGCCTCTGTCTGTTCGATCTCTTGCAAGGATGCAAGCAAAGATCTTGATGCGCCGGTATCTGCCTGGACAGTAGTGGTAGCGGTGGTTGAGATCTCTCTCATTCCGCCTGGCCACTCCCCTTGGTCTAACAAGCTAGTTATCCTTTGCGCGGTGGTTTGTCCACTGGTAGCTCCTGAGACTGTAGTCAATGTGGTTAGGTTTAGTAATTGAAATCCATCAACACAATTAAGAGTTACATAGGCTGGATCAAAGCCGGTTGGACTTTGGTAGTTCCACTCTTGCACATAAAAAGATCCAAGGTTGTAAGTAACACTTTGGTATTTTGCGGTAAATCTTATTTTGCGCATTGGCTTGATCTTGCCATACAAAGATGATGATGTGTTTGCCGGATTAAATGTACCTGTTTGATCAACAAAAACTACCTTGGCACTACCACCTACAAAAGAGTCTGATGATCTGTTAAACGCCCTGCGGATAAAACATTGAGTTACAAAATTTGTAATATCTACAACAGCTGCGGCTACTGTTCCTAAAACTGCTGTATCTAAAGGCGTGGAAGGGTCATCAAGGACAAGAGCTGGATCAAAACTTGCTCCGTTGCTAAAATCAATCTCTGCCTTAAATATTGCGGCTGGCATTATCTACCTAAATTTGAGAGCTGTGTAACTGCCCCAGTCCGGTTTAAGTTATACAAAACATCCTGGATGACTGATTGTAATTGACCCTCTGAAATTACAGAGCCGGCAACATTGACCACTACATTTTGACCCATACTCCCCATCTTGTCTAAAGGTATTACTGCCTCTGCCCCGGCCTCACCAATCATGGCAAGAGTTGGTTGATTGACAATACCGCCTTCGGCCATTAAAGGAATGCCGCGCCTTGCCGCGCCACTTTCCTTATATCTTTCGGCTGTAATCTCTGCGGCAGTCATGCCGGTATAACCCAGTGTGCCTACTAATTGTTGCCCTAAGTTTGTAAAATATCCAGGATCGAACATTGTAGCCCCGGCGGTTGGTTTTGGAAATTTTTTCTTTGCCAATTCATCCATTAAAGCTAACATCTTACGCAACTCATCATTGGCTACAAATAATTGTTGTAAATAAAGTAATACTGCCGGGACAGTCATACCCCATTTTTTGGCTAACATCTCCACCTCTTCGGTAGTTATCTTGCCATCTGCAATTACTTTCAAAACATCCGCGTAGCGTTGCGCCTCATCTACTGCCGCCTTTGTGCTATCTGCAAGTTTTTGTAATATCTTTACACGCAACTCATCCTCAGCATTTAGTTTGCGGCTTAGTGCGGCCTGTAGATTGATCCTATCTATGTCAAACATAGCTTCTAATGCCGCTTTTTTCTTATCTAATTCTTCCTGTAATCGTTTTTCCTCAGTTAATTTCTTTGACCTAAGCAAAATATCAGCCTGTATTTTCTTGAGTATTTCGGCATAAGTTAATTGTTTCTTTTGTGATTTACCCTGATTTTGAAGTGCATCTAAAACACTGCCTGATAGCCCATATAAACCCTTTTCTTTGAGTATGCGCTCTTGTCTTAATTTATTTCCTTGTTTTTCAATTCTTTGTAATCCTTTAGATTCACCAACCAACCCTTCAAGACCAATTTGAGCTAAATCTACATAGGCACCCAATCCTTCTTTTGCAAATTCTAAACTTAAACCCACTGCTAAATCAGAAGCTTGAGTTGCCGCTTTTTCTAACTTGACTCCAAAAGTGTCTAAATTTTCTGATCCAGTTGCGATAAGAGCTGCGGCTGTCAAAAAACCTTGCCCTAAAGTTTCAGTGGCTTCACCTGCACTAATTTTGAATGATTGTAATTGACCTGCAAAAGTTTTGGTTTGATCTTCTGCCGCACCTGCATATTTATCTAAACTCTGCATTAAATTTACAAATCCCATTGCTTTGGCTTCTGCGGCTGTGAAACCAACTCCTAATTTACCAATTGATGTATAATTACCAATCGCTGCCTTATTTATTGCATTTAAAACACTATCTAAATCTGCACCTGTTCCGGCTGAAATGTCTAAGGCTTTGCCCAATAAAACTTGAGATGATTGTAAATCACCAGTTTGTGATATCAATTGCCTTAATGCTGGTACCAACTGATCCTCTGTGACATTTGTAGCTCTTTGTAAGTCATCAATAAAGTTTTTTACACTTGGTAATTGAAATTCTTCGCCAATACTTCTCAAAGATAATTGTAATTGTTTATCTAATTTTTCCTGTGCTAAAGCCGCCTGTACAGAATTTTTTGCAAAGACAAGTAAGCCTGATGCCGCCGCTATCGCACCAAATTTGAATGCGCTTTTTAATCTAAATGCCCCTGTGGCAACTACTTTATCAAACCCCTTCAAATCTTTTGTAGCACGCTCAAGACCTTTTTTATCAAACTTGGTTAAAAAATTAACTACTACATTTTGACTTAATGCCATATCTAGCCTCTAAAGTTTTCGCCCAGGTATTTTTTCAAGACACCATAAAGATTAGCATGTATTTGAGAAGCCATTTCATAAGCGGCTCTATAAACCAATCTTGGTTTATCAGCTTGTCCTACTTTCGCAATGAATAGATTACTAGCATCTTTATTGCGGCTAACTCTCCTAGTTTTGCCTCTACTGCGTGCGGTACCAAAGCCGGCTAACTCATAAATTATTCCGGGGACAGATTTACTTTGTACAGATAATGCAGAGACACCAAACTCAACACCCTTAATTCTTTGAACTTTTGTTTTTGCCTCTGTTACAAAAATACCTTTCACTACCTGATCTTTTGACCATTGCCATCTTGATTCATTGGTTTTGCCAAAAGTTCTACCCCTATGTTCTGTATCATAAGCCCAACCCCAAGCCGGTGGATAATAAGGCTTCGTTTCACGCCATCCTGGAAATGGTGAATAAGGCACAAAACTTTGTGCCTTAAGTTGTACAGGTTTGACAGATCTTTTAAGTTCATTCCTGAATTTTTTAGCAAGTTTAGGATCAAGTTCTTTCATCTTTAAAATGATTGAGTCCAGGTTGCGTACATAAATTGGTTCATCAATTTTTACTTCAACCATTATCTACGCCTCATTGTCTTTTTAGATTGTTGCGCTCTCTCTTGCAGTATTGCCTTGATAGCAAGATAGATCGCCGGATCAACCTCTAAGAGATCTTTGGGAGAGATCCCTGTAGCCACCGACACAGATGCCAACTCCCATATCTGTCCATGTCGGTCTAGCCATTTTTTGGTTCATACAAAATATCAACATCTGCATATTGATTGATGTAATCATCACCAAAATCTTTGTCAGTTTTACCGGCGGCTTTTTCAAGCGCGTGGGCAAACCACCAAAGATCTGACTCAAGCTGTAATTCACCTAATCGCTTACGCCATCCTGTTTTAAATTCAGCCTCAAAGGCTACCTTTACAGATGGCGTAAGTTCATAAGCTACTGTCTTTCCGTCTTTCTTTGTTATCTCAATTTTGTGCATGTCCCACCATTCTTTACGCGCTAGTTGATTTAGTTATAGCTGTTACTGGAAGAGTCACGCTGGCAGTTGCGGCTGTAGCATCTACAGAGCCGTTGATTGGTTGCCATTGAGTGATCAAACAAGACATGCTGTAACTAGGATTTGTTGCACTTACTGTACCGGTCACTGGTATTAACTTGATTGCCAGTTTAGTTCCAATAGCATCTTCAAAAACGCTATTTACAGATGAAGCGGCAAAGTCATTGTAGATCTCCATGCTGACTGAAGATACTTCAATTCCACCGATCATATTTTGTACAGTATCATTCATTGCCGTAATAGTCACCGCTTCAACTTCGCGGCTCAAAGTTACAGTGCTGACATGATCGCTGATAGTTGTACTTCCGGCAATCACTGTTACCTTGTTACCATTGAATATAGCCATTTTTTTCCTTTCGCTAACCTATCAATTCCACTGAATACTGATAACTTAGGTAATCAATATTAGCGGATGTTATTGTGCCTGGTGATGCAGACACAACTCTTAAAGTTTGCACTGCACCGCTTAGTGTTACATCACCCTCAATTGCGGCTTTGATTGAGGTTGAACCGGATGATGCTAACAAACCATCCAATCTTGATTGTCCATCTTTCTCACTCATTCGGCCTACCATCACAATGATGTTACAGGTAGCCTGATCAAAACCTCTTGATGCGGTAAAATCATAATTCATAGATAATTGACCAACCACTGCAAAAGCGTTATTGGTTGGCACATTTGTAGAGTCCGGCACATAATCCATGACACGCAAACCTGAGATGGTCTGTAATCTTGTTTTGAGGTTTGTCCTCACTGTACTTGGCACCATTAGGCTATTGGAATCTTTTTGTATGCCCTAACAATTTGTGCTACATCTCTTCCTACTGGAGACATGCGGATCACTCCTAGATCTCCAAGACCTAATACACCGCCTGGGGCATCTTTGCGTTTGTATTGATCTGCGGTCAAAGTCAAAGTGGCAACTGTTATATCATCCGGCACACTTGGCCATCCCCACTTAGCTGTTACCTGAACTCCAGGGCGTAAGCCATTCTGAGTTAGTCCAGGAAAGATAGGCCATGACTCTGTATTTGAGACCATTGTGAGCTGTGTGAAGGGTCTGCCTAGAGCTGAGGCGGTCAGTGGATCCATAATAAAATCTGTGTTCAAAGTTAATGTCTTGCTATATGTGCCATTGCCATTTTCATCTATCGCCACTACCAAACCTGTGGTAGTTGAGATGTCATCTGTATAAACAAAGACATCTGAATAGGCTCTGTATAACCGGGCTGATGCGCTTGAGTCTGCATAAAATCTACGATTGGCAATGCGATCAATGGAGCGTGATGCTGACTCAATGAGATCCTCTAAAAGATCATTGTCAGTATTATCTGAAATTGATAAGTAATTTTTTATTTGTGTGAGTGTTGCATAACCATTTGTTATAGCCATGACCGGTCTCCAAAATCTGTATTGCTCTGGGACATTAAGCAAACTCCATCTCTTACAAACCGGCCATAGTTAGGATCTAAGCCCCCTGGAAGGGTAGGGGGCTTAGAAGATTGCATTTATTTAAAATGCAGGTGAGGCAAGACCAGTGCCATTTATTTGTGCAATGGCTTTGCTATATCTTTCCCCGGTGAATGCGGACATTCCAAACAATACAATGTTGATTGCAACCTTGCCATTTGGCTCTTCAAAAGTCACATAGGTAGGGGCTGATGCCTCTTCCCATAGGTGACACTCATTGAGATCTACAACAAAGATTTGATCTTGGTTTGTTCCGGCACCTAGATTTGTTGCAATGTTAGCATCAACAATAATTGGCAAGCCAAGGATTGAATAGCCTGATTGTCCATAAGTAGGAGTGCCATTACCAACACCAATTGCATTAACTGGATTGTAGGCGTTTGGTACAACAAGAGGGCGATTTTGTGAATCAACTCCGGCTAGGAAGAATCCTAGGCGGCGTGGGTGCATGATGATCGCGTTT